TAATTACAGCCATTTGTTTTTCTCCTATAATACTTACTATGGTAGTATCTTCTTGTTATATTGTATTTATCACTTCTTCACTCAAAAAGATAGGTCACTCAAATAAAGCAACCCATCTTCACTATTACCATGTATTATACAGTCCAACCAGTGATTGAAGCAAATTTATCGTCGGCCAATTCTAAATCTCTTAGACTTTGTCCAAATCCTGCTAGTGAGTCTGTTGTATTCAAATATGTTTTAAATTCTAACAACTTAGCGTCAGTATCAAAATTATAATTGATCCAGATCTTATTACCTTCTAATATGTATCCCATAGTTACATCAATATCACCAGGAGTGAATCCTGTGATAGCGTTTGCGATTGCTGTATGTTCTGCCGAAGCTTTGAACTCGTCAACCGATGCCCAGTTACCTGGGGCTTGTCTAATTTTATTAGCCATATGGTTTATCCTCTTAAATGTCTTTAAGTTCCTTCAAGGAACTATATGCATTGCAATGTGCAACTGTATTTATGCAAAGTATAGTCATAAAAAAAGGCTACTATAATCATTTATACAGTAGCCTTTTTAATAATTTTAAGCTATTAGCTTAATTCGCCTGTGTTTACAATTCTAATTGGAATGTAAATAAACTCTGCTGACTTAGTTGGCTCAATTGCCACGTCAATGTAGAATTCGTTTGCATCAATACGTGCGGCTGTGTTGTTTGTTGTATCACACACAACTGCAAAGTCGTAAATACCACGTTGTTGTAAAATGTTAGCTAAGAAGCCATCAAATACTTGTTTAGCATTTAAACGTGTTCCAGCATCATTTGGTTCAAATAAGAACGGTCTTGAAATAACTGAGAAACGCTCTCTTAGATAAGCTGTAAGTCTTGCAACGTTAACTCTATCTAATGCTGAAGCACCTGTATGTAATGATTTTTGTCCAAACACTACAACACCCTCTGCCGGGAATCTTGCGATTGGATTCATTTTAGCTTCGTACATTGCATCACGTGAACCTTGTGTTAAAGCTAGTTTAACAAATTCGTTCTCGCTGTTTAAGTAACCAACGTTAGATGCATTTTGTACAACACCACGTGTTAAGCCTGCTGGTGCAAACCATTGGTATGATGCATTATCACTGTAAGCAAATGTATATAGTGCAATGTGTGATGCCGGAGCAACAACACTATCACCAGTTACATGGTTAGTTGTTAATGCGTGTGGATAGTAAACTGCTGAGTAAGTGTTTTTAGAAGTTAATCCTTTTTCACCATTCTCTGTTGCCGCTGTACCTGCTATCCAAGTAATTGCTTCTGTTTGATTTAAACGGAATGGAGCATCTGCGATAATAAAGGCTGTTTCATCTTTATCAGCGTTCAATGTAATCATTTCGTCATATAACTCTGGGTAACCAGGAGCTGCAATTAGTCTAAATTGAACTGTATCTTCACGTAGTTCTGTTGCGCCTGCTGCCGCTTGCATTGCTACTGTTACAACTTTACGCTGTGCTAGTCTACCAAATGATCCTGAACCATCGGCTGCATTGCTTGCTTTGTTACGCCATTTCCATGCTGTAGTTAGTGCTGTGTTGTATACACGAACAGTACTTGCTGAACGACACATGTTAATACCTGTCATTCCAACTGGATATACTAATGGATTTGGAGCACCTGCTAATAGAGTTGCTTCAAACGTATCATTAGCTGTTGCGTTAGCAGTAATATCACCAAATACAACACCTGCCGCTGTACTTTGATCTGCTTTGTTTTTAACTACCCATGCTGTACCGTTATGTCTGTAAATTACAGGATAACCTGTTGCATCAGTGTCAATCCAATAAGCGCCGGCTGCTAAAGAACCACCTGCTTTATTTGTAGTAGGTGCTGATGTTACATACTGTATATCAGATACTTTTTTCCATTTTTGTGTTCCTGAATCACTAGCAACTTCATAAATTGCAAGATCATTAACATCTGGATCAAACCATACTGTGTTATTAACTGGAGTGCCTGTTGGCTGTGTAGATAAAACAGTAGAAATAAATCCACCAGTTCCACCACCGTCTAATTCGATATCGTCCCAATCAGTTCCGACACTGTCGTAACGTTTGATTGCAATTTTACCACTTGTACCATTTACTGCATCGTGGTCTAACCAAATGTCGCCATCTGAGAATGTACGTGCTGTTGCAGAAGTACCATCAGCAAATATGTCTGATGTTGTTCCTGCTGGTGTTCCGTTTTGTGAGTATACTGCACTCTTCTTCATAAATGCGCCGGCTACTGTTGTAAATAATTTAATATCTACGTTTATGCCGCCTCCTGGAGAAGTAGTTTTAATCCAAACATCGCCTGCTGTAGGTGAAGCTGGAACAGTGTAGTGTGCTGACCAATCTACTTCGCTTGCGAAGCCATTGTCTAGTAGGTCCCAAGCACCTGATACACCTTTGTAATAATAAGCCGCTGTTTCAGTGTTACTGTTTACTACTTCAACTAAGTAATTTCCATTAACAACTGTTGCTGTTGCTGAGCCTGCAGAAGAAACAATTTCTACTGTTGGAAGTTTTTCAACCCAAGCTGATCCTACGTATTCGTATATACCCCAACTTGATGTTGTAGGGCTGGTCCAATATGTGTTGTTAGCAGGGTCGCCTGTTGGCTCTGCTGATAGTGGACGTAATGCTGTTAAGTCAACGTCTGCACGAACAATATATGCCGCTGAACTTTGACCGAGAAAGCTGTATGCCGCTAGTAGTCCATATTCGTTTGTTTCGTCACCTTGTGATACTGTGCCACTTACTTTACGGAAATCTACATTTCCAAAGTATTGTGTTAGTTCACGTTGTGATGTTACTAGAATAGGTTTCTTAGCATTTACTGATTTTGTGTATTTTGCTTTGCCGTCGGTTTCAGTTAGGGTTGGATCAACCTTGTCCTGTCCTGTAGCAATAAACAACATTGGAACAGTGCCCGCACCCGCTGGTCCGTATACTGATTCGTCTGTTACTGTTACCTGTACGCCAGGTGAAACAAGATTTGCCATGTTATAGCTCCTTTAGTGTGTTTAGAATATATCTAAATTTTGTTATACTAGTATTTACCGCAAAATGCTTAAAAGGGGGGTTTACAGAGTTAACTTAGCTGTTAATGGTGGCTAATAGCTGATCAAAACTTGCACATATCATATGTTCAAATCCATCACCCCATTTACCATGAACAATCATGTGAATTCTGTTTTCTGTACCGTTGTTTATAACACTATGCCTTCTTCCTATATCAATTCCTCTAGCTTCACCAGGTTCCCATGGTACAAGTCCTGCTTCTTCTAATGCAAAGTCCACTCCTGGTGGATTACTTAATGATACGTTAAATGCAGCCATGCTTCTTCTATCAAAGTCCTGATGTGGTTGAATATAACCACCCGGTTCTAATAACATGAATCTACATCGTTGATACTCTTTAAACGGCCAAGCATTCTTTAGCCAGTCTACTGTTACTGGACAATGTTCTGCTATGTCTGTCCAACCATATGGGGCACTATTTTCTTCTGTGTCTATGCCTTCTCTTATGTAATGATCAGCTGGTTGTGTTCTTTCTGCTGTTTGTCCATGTACACAAATGCTACTCCAGCCTGGATGCATATCACCTCGGTGCTCAACATATCTGTCTAAAACTTTTTCAGCTTCAGCTGCCATTGCTTCATGTGGTACTTCTATATTAGTAACTAAACTAGGACAATTTGATTCATTCATAATCCATTTACAGTACTGTATCATTGTACCTCGGTGTTCTCTCCAATTTAAAAACTGGTCACCTGGATTATTTAAATTTTCGTAGTGAGAATGCTTTTTACATTCATTGATAAAATTAGTTACGTTATCTATTTGTTCCATTTGAACATCTTTCCTAATGTATTACTTGGTAGATTTTCAAAATCTATTGATGTATGATTTTCTACAAATTTAATTGGTCCTGCGATCTGATCTTGTGTTAACAATGGACTTGTACACTTAGCAACAATATTATTGTTAGAGTAAAACTTCAGTTTAGCAAATAGCTCATTGTACATTATTACACGTTGTTCTAAGCTATAATAAACCGCTGTTGGGTAATAATGAAAGATGTTACTTAAATGAACATACGTCAATCCTTTAGCTGAATAATTAGCAGACCATTTTGCAAATGATGTATACCTATTAGGATTCATTAAATTTGTTTGTTCATATTGAATGTTAAATGTGCTAAATGTATCTCTCCACCATTCTTGCCATTCAGGCATTGAATCAAGTAGTTTTTGTGTATCCTGTAGTTGTTGCTGTCCTCTAAATAATTCGTCTTTCCTAGAATAGTAACTGCATTTACTATCCATCATTTTATTCATGTATTCAGTGTAGTTTGTTCCATCCCATTCTGTTATTAATTGTTGCATACAGTCTAAAGCAAATGTACTAATATCGTATATAATAATTGTACTGCCTGGTGGTAATCTAAGATTCTTTGCATACAACATAGGACTTATACCAGCTGACGGTGCAACTACTTTAGTAAACTTTTGGTCCTTGTCACCAATATTATTTGTTTCAGTGTCGGGTATTTCAGTATTACCAACAAAGAATATTTGCGTATCCATCTGTTCATGTAGATAGAATATATTTCTCCAAGCATCATCACGAACCTCTGCATACAAATATTCCTTAGATTGACGTAATGAGCTATCCCAAGAATGAATAGTTTGGTTATCATCTAAAAGTGCTTTTACTAAATTCCACCCGCCATTTTTATGTGTATATGTAGCTGGTTCGGATCCTGGTTTAACCCAATAAGGAGTATACTTGTCATGATGATTCTGTGTACTGCGTATTGGCTTTGTTGTTTCCCAAGGCCCGCTATCATGTTCGTCTCCCCATTCCGGCATGCCTGCTTCTGCCCACCAATCTAAGTCAATTAAAAAGCATTGTGGATGAATCCAAAAGTACTCGTCTCCCTTATCTAGTATATGTCCTATAAATTTTGAGTCAAGATGTTTTTCATAAAATTCAGGGAATACTCTCTCAAAATATTTGTGTACTGTTCCTTGCTTAAATACAACTATCTTTGAATAGCCTGCATTATATGCTTGTGTTAATAATCCTGATATTTTTTCATCCACGAATTGCTGATCACAGAAAAGCCCAAATTCGACAGAGTCGTATTCAGCTATATTTTGGGATATTCCGTTGAGGAGGGAGTTGCTTATGCGGTCGTTATATAACCAACCTACACATAATTCTTTAGTTTCTACTTTGGCGTTCCACCAATCATCATTAAACATATGTTGTCCTTGTAATTTGTCTACAACATTATTTATCTTACAAAATGGTTGAGTGTTTGTTCCTTTAGATCAACTAGTGAAGTAGTGTTGGCTATTTGTTTATCAAACTTCCAGCCTGCCCAGCTCCATTCACTTTTGTGTACTTCTGGAAATACTATAGACATACTGTTATCTGCTGGAATGGGTGTATTTGCTGTGTTAATACCTACTGCTGTTGCCCACCAATCTGGGTTCTCTGAGCGCCATACAACCGCTGTGTGCCCACCTAAGCGTTTTATAGCCTTTAGCTCATTAAAGAATCTACAGTCTGATATAACAACGTTTCTGTCAGTTTGTTCAATTTGTCGTTCACATGCCGCTACCCAAATGTCTGGGTGGAAGTGTGTTCTTAGTACATCAGTACCTACGTGTTGCAATGCCCAACGTGGAGTAAAGTTAGGAATGTCTAAGCGTTTAGCCCACCAGTCATCAACTGTCTCACGCCAAACTCTGCTTTCAGGTGTATTACCTTCTAGCAGTATTCTATCCCAACCAAAAATATTAGCACATGCATCTTTTAATACTCCTGCAAAACTAACTCGTGCAAATCCTTCTTCAATTAGAAAGCCTGCCGCTGTATCTTTACCGTGTCCTATAAGACCACATATACCTACAATTTTCTTAGTCATTCAAATGCTCCGTTGTAAGTTATATTATAATTGATTTTTAATTAATTGTCAAGTACAAAAGCATTGTTATCCAATCAGGAATCCCAAACCGGTACTTCCATCATTAAATAATGTTAGTTCTATTTCCAGTTTGTCAATTTCTGCTTGAGCATCTGCTCGTAGTTGGTCTGCGTTCATTGTAGTTCCGCCTTGCGGTCCTGCAATCTGTGTAAACTTACCACGTGCTTCTGATAATATTAATTTAGCATGTGCAAACGCATAGTCTTTTAACCAAGGTCCTGCATATGTATCTAACAACAAGTCATCTGCTGGCCTGTAGTTATAGCAATGCAGTACTGCGTTGTCATTTGCTTTAATCTTACGTTGTAAAATTAGCTTTTTATCTTGTGGGCGCCATGTGAACATTATCTCTGCTCCAAATAGTCTACCCATTGCTTCTCTATTTTGCTGAAGGAAATCAAAAGTTGCTAGTCCGCCATTACGACTACTGCCTAGCAAATAAGTGTTCATGTATGCCGCTTGGAATGGTTCGATGTCATTTCCTGTACCACTACTTACACCTGTTGTCCTACGATAGATGTCACGTACTTCCATTACCTCAGTTGGTAATGTATATTCGCTCTGATCTTTCATCATTTCTAAAATAATGAAACTTTCTTCAACTGCGTTCTCAGCACGTTGGCGATATTTCTGAAGAGATTTTGATATCGCTAGCTCATAATGTTCTGGGTCTAGTTCGACATCGATCATTCCACCACCTAGGCGTAATTCAATCTCTTTCTGAAGTTTGTTTAATGCACTCATTTAAGTTTGTCTCCTGCTGTATGTATTTATCAGAGTTTACTTATTAAATGTCGCTATAAGAATCGTCTCACCATTAATACGTCCATTCAGTTTTGTTTCTGTTGTTTTTAAGGAGTCAACTAACTTCTCTAACTTAGATCTAGTAGACTTCTTCATTTGTGGAAGCACTTCTGCAGGCTTACGTATTGTACGTTGTATACTCTTGTTCTCATCGTACCCAATAATAGTAGTTCCTTTAACACTAAGTCCACTACCTTCACGTTGTAGTCCCATTGGATCTACATTGCTAGCATAGTAAATACCTAGCTTACGGTTGCGAGTGTTAAATACCACCAGCATTCGGGCGTAAACGATATCAGCTGGCAATATGCTTGCTAAACCATAATCGGGGTCGCTTTGCTTAAATTTGAGCTTCTTAACTAGGTCTTCTGGACTCTTAGTACGTACTTTACGTACTTTGCGATTCAATTTACCTTCTGCTTCACAAATATCACATGCACCTTCAATCTTTCTGTATATTGCAAGTGCCGCTTTTTGTTGAGCAGTTGACATGTGACTGTAACCTTCTTCAAGTTGTAAACGGTTGTCATCTTTGTCATCTTTAGATACTTTAGCATTAAGCTCTGCAAATTCTGCAACTGCATCAGCATAGTACTTACGAATAATTCTAGCATGTGCTGTTTTAACGCCTGCTTTTTTAAGCATAGCAGTTGGTTCAAAGTCTTTTGCCAGTGATGTATCATATCCACTGTTAAGCCATACGTCTAAGAAGTCTTCTACTTCACCTGTCATATCAATTGCGGCTCTGTGTAACAACTCTTGAATAGTAGGCTTGCGAGTATTTAATTCTAACCTAGCATCTAGTATTGCTTTCTCTTCTGCTTCTTTAACAAATGATGTTCCTTCGTCAATTGCATTAGCAATGCGTTTCTTAATGAAGTCACTAATTGGTTTAGGAGTTCCTGATGTACCAGCTAGCCCTTCCCAATATGCATTCCAAGCGAGATGCTCGTCTGGACAACCCATAGTAAGCATGCGACAGTAGTAACCTGTTACTGCACTTATTGATTGACTCTTCGCTGCCTTAACACATTTAATGTCTTGCTTAGTATATTCGTTAGCAAGCATCCAAGTGAATGCAAAGTCATGCAGATCACTTACTTTGTAATTTTGATAATAATAATCCGTTGCGGCTTGACGTTTCTGATGAAACTCTTTACCTGACCAACCATCTGCACCATCCCAATTAGGATCCTGTAAAAGGTTTTTACGAATCTTTAAAGAAGTTGCTCTTGGCTTCTTCTTTTTTGTTAATTTTATTCCTACTGCCATTTTATTCTCCGTGATAACTTTGAAACATTAGACGATCAATTTCGTCTGCTTTATTTTGGTACTTATCAATTAGTGAAGAAATCTGCTTGTTATCAACAAATCCTTTAGGATCTGCTGTTGATTGTAAATTTTGTAGTGCTTCGATAAACTCTAAATGTTCTAACAAAAGTATTACTCCTTGATTGCAATTTGTTTATAGTGTACTACGCTTCTACAGCGATGTCAACCTTTTCAAATCCAAAGTCTGCAACAACGTGCATAATTCCATTAGAATCTTGCACAACATCAGCAACACTAACACTATGCATTTCGTTTAAACGTTCAATATTTTCTTCCGGGCCCATGTTACCTATGTGAAATACACCTTCAAGTGTATCAGCAGTAATATTAGCAACATGTGAATAATAACCATCTAATATGGCTTTACCTGCTTTAGAAGCAATGCTTTTTGAAAACTGCATATCTAGCTTTGCTTTATGATGAGGAACTGCATCGTGTCCTTCTGCGTTAATTAGGTCAACATCTGCATCTGAGAGTTTAATTTGAAAAAGTTTAAAGTTTGCCATTTTGTAGTTCTCCTTTGTTTATAATACTATTATAAGGTAAGACGTCTTGCTTGTCAACCATTAAATGAATAAATTACTTTTCATTCCTCTTTTTTCTCTCCAAGCATTAACAATACGGTCACTCCAGCCTGGGTTGTTATTATCTAACACGATAGTTGGTGCAACTTCATGTCCGTTACGTGCTTCAACATACTCTTCAACAGTAAAGTTGTTAACAAGTTCTTTCATAAACTTTGCTTTAGTAATTGGCGTTCCGGCATATTTAAAACGTGCAATAAACAAGTCAATTCCACGACCAACATTACTTGGATGTACATTTTTACCTGCTTCGTAAACTGGCTGACCTTCATATGCACCTCTGTACATTAAGTATCCACCGTGGTAACTAAAATCTGCTTTATTAAACTGTGTCATATTCAACTCCGTTTTTTTATTGTCTATACTTATAGTATACAGTAAGAAGTCTTGGTTGTCAACCAGAACCGCCATAAAAAAACCCTTGTATTTCAAAGGGTTGTAAATTAATTTAATTTTTTATTCTGGATAGTGTTTAAAATCGTCAAAATATAGGCCTAATGATGCCCATATTGCGTCTGGGTACAAACTTGTATACTTGTTTGAATTCTTTTTATAGCTTTCCCATAAAGTTTTACTTGCATCCAACTTACTGTAGTATTTCCAAAACTCTGTATCTGTGCGATTACTTAACATATAATGGTGTAATATGTAATCTGAGTTATCTTTTTGTACTTTCATTATTGCCTTGTTGTATGCTTTTGGTGGTGAACCTTTTAATATACATCTTACTAGTAGTGTGATACTGTATTGTACTAAAAATAATCCATTTGCTTCTAATGGATCAACAAACCCTTGACCAAGTCCAATTGATACTACATTATCTACCCAAGGGTTCTTCAGTACACCTGGAGTCCATTTAAGTAAACGTGGCTCTATTCCTTTAAATGGTGTTCTGTGAGCAGTCCATTTTTTAAACTTTTCTAACGCTTCTTCTTCGCTTACAAAATCAGTACTAAAAACATAACCAGTTCCTGTTCTATGTTGCAAGTCTACCATAAACTGCCAACCATCTGGTCTAGCGAATGTTTTTGTATATGGTATACTTTCGCCTTCTAGTTCTAACGGCCTAACCCAAGAACGATTAACTTTATGATGTTCACTAAATGTTTCTTCTGTTTTATCTTTGACAAACTGTCTACGAAATCCTGTAGCGTCTACATATAAATCATATCCTGGTGGAAGTTCTTCTAATGTATCAATAACATGGTTAACACGTTTACAATGATCACGTACAACGTGTCCTGCAAGGTTAGCATCTAAATGATATGCTACTGCTCTCCATCCTTCTTTATCGTACAAGTCTGGATTTATATCATCTCTAACTTTTTTACCTTGCTTAAATTCTTTATACCAATCATTAAATAATGTTTTAGGTTCGTTTTGCCAAAAAGTCATTAAGTATGGATCTGCACCTAATGCATCCCATTCGTATTTTATATTTCCATATTTGTGAACTGCATTACATCCGTCCATCCATTCTTTTTCTGGAATACCTAGTTCTTCAAAAAATGCACCTATTTGTGGAAGTGTTCCTTCTCCTACTCCTACAGTAGGAATTTCATCACTTTCTATAAGTGTTATTTCTGCATCAGGTAAAAACTTTTCCATGTAACCTGCACACCACCAGCCTGCTGTTCCACCGCCAATAATACATATTTTCATCCGATATAATACCTTATGATTATGAACGAGCTAATACCAATCCATAAACTATTGAATGCTACTAATGTAGGTAGTAGCTTTTGTTCGCTCACCCATATTAACAACGCTGAAGTCATTAATGTTATGAAATGTGCCCATATAACTTCTTTTCCAAAAATTATAGCAGGAAGTATCACAAGTAGTTTAGCAGTCCATGCTGCTGCTTCAACTACATTGTATCTTTTTAGCCAATAACCTTTACTAAACCATAAACAATAAGATTTATGTATTTCCTTGAAACCAACTTTGTTATAGACAACAAAAACAATTGTTGCCCATAATGTTAGTGTTAATATAGTTACCATACTATTATTTATCCGCTTTTATTAGTCTTTCAAACTCTCTAAGTCTTTTATAAACACTTGCTAATTCAATAATTGTTGGCCATGCTTTTAACAAATATTGCATCGAACCTTCAACTCTTCCAAATGCTCTTATAATTTGTTGCATAACACCTAATGTTACAACACCTGCTACAATAGCTGGAGCTAAGAAAACATAAGCTGATAATACATTTGCTTGTAAGTATGAAAGTCTACCTATATTAAAATATAAATATCTTATATAAGATTTAAAGTGAATTCCTCTAACATCTTGGAATATTTCTTCAATTGTTTTAGGACGAATAGTATTATCATCTTCTGCAATGACAAGTATCTTTCTGTAAGCTGCTTCTTTCTTTTGTAAGTCATATTCGACTCCAACTAGACGCAACACCCATCCTAATGCTATTAAGAATATAGTTCCACCAACAGTCCATATTAATGCACCTGTTATTAATCCATATTGCCAATCACCAAAGAAGAATATTGGAATACCAGCTGATAATCCTAAAAGAATAGGAATAAACTGTATTAACACCATAACTGATTCAATAAAACTTGTACCAAGTGATTCCATGATACGACTAAACTTAATTGTATCTTCTTGTACACGTTGAGCCGCACCTTCTATTGTACGAGCTTTATCGTATACGCTGTGATACCATTCTACCATTGCTGCTCGCCAACGGAACAGATAGTGTGCTGTAAAGTAACTGATAAGAACATATATTAAAACATAAATTGCGGCCAAGTAAAAGAAACTTGCTAAACTTGCCCAGTATTCACCAATAGTTATTGCATTTGGCTCGCCTAATGCTTTTTGTATCATATCATAAAATTGTCCAAACCATTCGTTAATTTTAACGTCAATTTGAACTTGTATCCATAAAGAACTCAGGATAACAGCTGAACCCAGCCATGACCATAACTTCCAATGGGTTTCTGTAAAAAATCTAAACATAAGTTTTCCTCTTATAAAATGTAGTTTTAACTACACACATAACTATTTATATGTTTCTACGATACGAAATTGCATAAATACAATATAACAAGGAAACCTACATGCCAAGATTAAGTTTATACAAACCATTTAAAGGTAACGACTATAAGTTTATGGATCATGCAATCCGTGAGCAATTCGACATAGGTGGTACCGGAATACACGTACACAAGTACTTAGGCCCAAACGTTAGAAGAGATAGTAACGACCCTAGTGAGCCTAACTACGGTAGTGGTTTAGAAGTTGACAATATAACTGGACAAGAAATAAATCCCGAAGGCAACATAGACGAAACAAAGATACAAGATCTATTGTTTATGGAAAACCGAGACAGGAAGTATGATCCAGATATTTTTGAATTACGTGGAGTATATAATGTAAGTGACAACGACTTTGACTTAACCCAATTTGGCCTATTCTTAACAAACGATACACTTTTTATTAGTTTTCACATTAACGACATGGTTGAACGTATGGGTCGTAGACTTATGCCAGGAGATGTAATTGAATTACCTCATTTAAGAGATGAATTATTGCTTACTGCGGAACGTGAAGCTATTAACAAATTTTATGTAGTACAAGATGCGGCAAGAGGCAGTGAAGGATATAGTCAAACATGGTATCCACACATTTGGCGTGTTAAAGTAGCACCACTTACAGATACACAAGAATACGCAGATATACTTGGTACTGCTAACGATCCAGACAGTTTAAAACAAGATTTAAGTAATTATAAAACAGAACTTAACATTAGTAATGCAATTGTAGCGGCTGCTGAAAACGCAGATCCATTAGGGCTTCCATTAGCAGAACATTTATTTGGACAAGAAGATAAAACTGATGAATATGTACATGGCGACACACTAGTACAAGGTGATCAGTTTCCAGCTTTTCCAAATGATGGAGAATACTTTGTTAGAACTGATTTCCAACCAAATAGACTGTTTGTAAGACGTGGAAGTAAATGGCATAGATTATATGACAATATTACTGGCCAAACTTGGAGTGATAGAACATACAATGCAAGTAGCTTTATTAACAATAATAAAACAACAGTAGTAGATGATAAAGAACAGCCAGAACGTCAGGCAATATCACAAGCTATTAAACCTAAGAGTGATTTTAAATAATGGCACAACAATATTTTTATGATAAACAAATTCGTAGATACATTCAGCAATTTATAAGATTGTTTAGTGGCTTTAACGTTGAAATGGGGAAGAACGATCAGGACTTAGCTGTATTCCAACAAGTTCCTGTACGTTATGGTGACATTAACAGAATGGCTGCCCACATAACAAGAGAGAACAGTGAAAACATTATTAATACTGTTCCATTTTTAAGTTGTTATGTAACTAGTTTAGACATGATGGCAGATCGTAGAACATATCAAGATCATGTTGATAAGGTTCAAGTGTTTGAAAAGAAATATGACGACACTACAGGAGCATATACTAACGAAAAAGGTAACAGCTACACAGTTGAAAGACACGCACCCGTTCCTTACATGCTACAAATGAATACTGACATTTGGACATCTAACACAGATCAAAAATTACAGTTAATGGAACAAATACTTGTATTGTTTAATCCTACATTAGATATTAGAACTAATAGCAGTGTAATAGATTGGACAGCACTAAGTCATGTAGAGTTAACTGGAACAACATGGAGTACTAGAAGTGTTGGTTCTAGTATAGATGATATTATTGATGTTGCAACGTTAAGTTTTAACATACCAGTATACATTAATCCACCAGCTAAAGTAAAACAACAGAAATTAATTCACACTATTATCAGTGAACTTTATAACCTAGACGAAGACAACTTAGACTTGTTTAAGAACGAACAAGCATTCGACAAAAAGACGTTACAATACACAGTTGTAACATATGAAGATAGAAAAGTAAAGTATGAAGATGGCAATCTGCAATTACTAAATCAAAACGGATCTACATTAGACGACGATGGTATAACTTTAGATTGGTCTAAAGAATTACTAGCATTTGGAGTTTTAAGACCCGGTATAAGTCAATTGCGACTTAGAAAAAGTACACAAGTATCTGATGTAACAGAAGATATTATTGGCAGATTAGACATACATCCATCAAATGTAAATCTATTAACAGTCGACATAGATGCAACAACATTACCTACTAATACATTAGGTACAGTTGATGCTATATTAGATCCAGCGATTAACTTCCCTGGCGATGGTACTATGCCATCAGCAGCTACAGGCCAAAGGTATATCTTATTATCTGATTTACCGTCAAGCACTAATTGGGGCAATGTAGTAGCTGGTAAGTATGATATCATAGAGTATAATGGGTCAGCATGGATTGTAAGTTTTGATAGCTCTAACATTTCGGCAGTAAATTACGTAACTAACGTAGCAAGTAATGACCAATTAGAATGGAATGGCTCTGAATGGGTCAACAGCTATGAAGGAATTTATAATGCAGGCTACTGGCGACTATATCTGTAACACAGATGATCCATGCGACGATTGCACACATTGGATAGGCACACTATAACATGATAACAGCAAGCGGTTGCTTATTTTTAAGCACAGACACAGGCAGAGTTATGCTACAGCAAAGAAGTGGCGCTGTCAACCATCCTAGAACATGGGGCTTTTTTGGCGGCAAAGCTGAGGGTAAAGAAAGACCTGTTGAATGTTTAATGCGTGAGGTTGAAGAAGAATTAGGATTAGTTCCTGATGTTAAAAAAGTTATTCCAATTAACAAGTTTACAAGTCCTAATAAGAAATTTATATACCATACATTTGTAGTTACAGTAGAAGAAGAATTTCTTCCTATATTAAATAATGAAAGTGATGGTTATTGTTGGGTTAAAGTAGGTAATTGGCCTAGGCCGTTGCACCCTGGTGCTAAGATACAATGTAGTTCAAAACAGTTCATTAAAAAAATAAAAACTGTATACGAACAGCATACTACGCCGTTGGAAAAATAATACCCATTTCTTTTCTAGTAAACATTCTATCTAAAAATGCATTAAATACTTCTTCAGTATCATATTGATGAAGTTCGCTAAATTCAGGATCAACTTCAATAATTTCTTCTATAGTTCTTATATTATATGTAAAGCCTAATGCAATTGCAGTTTCTTTCCAACCCGAATATCTTTTTAACTTAAAATGTTTTTTTATTTCAGCACATTCAATTTTAACTTGCTGTAGCATTTTTTCATCATTCTCGTACCAAGTGTACATCGGGTAATCAATATTCCACCCACCTACATGTTTCCACCATTTAACACATTCTTCTGGTGTATCGTGGAATGCCCATATTGTAGCTTTTGGAAATAATTCTTTTAATAATGGTATATGATAACTAAACCAATGACTTTTAATAATTTTAATCCCATGGTCCCAATTAGCAAATGGTGCTTTAAACTCTTTTACTATTTCTTCTTTTGTTAAATGTTGAAGTAAATCAAACTTATGACCTACTGGATTATCCGGACCCCAATATGCGCCTCTGTGCCAGCCAACAACTTCTCCATTAACTTTTTTTCTATAAACAAAGTCATTTTTATTATCACTTAAATTAATATCTCTACATAAAAGACTAAGCATACGAATTGCTCCACTCCATCTAGAACCTGGAGCTCCTGCAACTATTATTAAGTCTTCACCTTGGTATTCCATTATATGCCTTTGTTAAGTTCTGTTAATATTTTATCTGCTAGATAATTATGAGTTTTAGGTCCTGGGTGTGTTTGGTCTCTTCCTAAGTCTATCATTTCTTCTTTACTGTATTGTATTGATTTAATATGTGTTGGTTGATAATCATAGAACCAATGCTTTCTTCTTTCATTTGGTTCTAATATATAATACTGTGCATTTGGAAATGCTTGTAGTAATGCTAATTCAAACATTTTAAATATTTTACCATTGCTTTGTTTAAAAGTTTCTCTAACAAGTTCTCTAACTTTTGCATCTTTTTCTTTTCTTAACCAAAATCTCATAAGCCAGTTAGTGTCATTAACACCCCAGAAATCAGTAAGTATAACGTACTTTGGATTAAGTTTAAAATTAAATAAATTATCTGCCATATCTGTTAATGTATCAAAATCACTTATATTAAAATGGTTCAATGCTAGCTTTTTAGAAAGCAAATATGGTATACTCATCTCATACGGTATTCCAGTTCCTAATAATAAACTACCGCCCGCAAATACTATACCAACATCAGTTAAATCATCCGGACCTCTATATCCATATTTGTTCCATGTATAACTAAAGTCCAATTCGGCATTATTATCCCAATCAAGTTCTTGTATTGCATTAAAAGTAAAATGGTCAGTTCCATTTTCTCCTATTTTACATTTGTTTCCTGTATCATGTCTGCCATAATATTTTATTGTTTCGTTTGGCAGTCTTGGTTGTTTTGCAGATTTTTCACCTGCGGTATATTTAAACTTTGGATCTACGACTGGATTTCCAAATTCTATCATACTTCAATAATCCTATTAGGATCTGGATTGTCAATCATGTGTTGTACTTTATCACTAACGAATCCAGTAAACTGAAAAGTAACTCTAGGTGTATATCCAAAGTTAGCTGTTCCGTGTGGCATATTACACCAATCATAAGTTATACACGTACCTGCTTTGTATCCTTGATGGTAGGTATTACCAAATTGCCATACATGACCATAGTCCCAATCTTGTAAGTGAACTAGGAATCTTCTTAATTTTAAAGGATTTTTATCTGCACCTGCTTCTGTCCAAACTTTACGCCAACCTGGTCTTGCATATCTCATTTGTTGATCAATATGTATAGG